GGCACCGAGCTGCATAAAATAATCATCAATCCATTCTCTTCGTTTAGGTTTATTACTTTGTTTAAAGTCCACAATACTTTCAGAAAAATCATAGATCCCAACTAAGTCGGTCGCACCTGCGTAAAGACCTGGGTAATGGACCACCACTTCTGATCCCCATATCTCCGTCAGGTCATCTAATCCTTTTTCAATAATCTTCTTGGCCATGGGCTCCGCAATCTTGCCAATGGTTGTTAAATCTAGATAGCCCTTACAATCAGGATCAAAATGTTTCTGTAAGTAAAAATGCATAGCCGTTCCTCTTGAAGCCGCTTGTTCCTTGATCCTAGTCGCTTCCTCCTCGCCGGTCTTCGCAATCCACCGGTCTAAAGATTTACGTTTCTCTTCGGGTTCTGTCGCTTTCAACACCGTCGTAACACTGGGTAATAGCATGTGAGTAATATCATATTCCCCCTTGATACTTCTCTGCGAGTTCGGATATTCAAATCGTTTATTCCACATCATTTAAAATGATCCTTAAAAATTCCTTTCCAACCATAGGTTCCATAATGGCCTGTAGGCGAGACGGCGTTCGCATAAATCTTGAATCCATTATCTCGAGCTAGTTCACAAAAAGAAAGATCCTCCCCCTTCCATTCGCCTGTCTTGAGACTAAACGTGGTATCCCAAAAATTATACATCAAATCTTTAACGGGATCTTCTTTCGTGGGTCCTCCTAGAATCTCTTCATTCATAGGCTTTCGGTTGGATTCTGGAAAATTAACTTTTAACTCGGGATGATTCCCCATTAAAGTTTCAAAGACCGACCGCTTAATAAGCATTAACCCAGCCGGTCCTTGTTCGATTTCCATCAGGTCTCCAGGTAAGATCTTAATATCATTCCGATTCTTAAAGGTAATAGAGTATTTACTTTTGGTCGGATCCTCTACCGTCTTCAGACGGTAAGGCGTACAGACAATATCTTTCTTAGTAATAAGCATTCGGTAAATGGCCTCGGGATTAAATTCCACATCGGCATCAATAAATAACATGTAATCCAAGCCACTATGAAGAAATCCGCACGTTAGCATATTTCTTGCATGAGTTACCAAGGGAGACTGAATGGTATGAAAGTGAGCCTTGACGCCTGTCCCTTTAAACTGGTCAAAGAGTCGAAGCAACGATACAACGGTTTGGCGTTGAATCGAGCCATAACAAGGCATCGCGACATAAACAGAAGGTTTATCGCTCATTCGCCACCCTTAAAAAGTTCTTCCAATCACTGAGTCTAGAGTCATGTTTACGATCATTACATTCCGAGCAACAAAAAATTATATTACCGGGTACATACGTAATCTGGGGATCAAAACGATCGATAGCAAAATTAGTTGAATGGGTTGTTCCTCTTTTATTACTCACCTTGGGACCCCTTTGTTTTTTTCTTACTAAATAGGACCAGGGCTCATGACAATAGCGACACAGTCGTCCATTGGATCTTGGATATTTATCTTTCATATATTGAATATGTAAATACAGTTCAGCCCACATCTGTTCTTTAGTAATCTCAGGCATCCAGACTTTCTTTCGGTATTTAACTCGAGAAGGTTTATAAAGATTAGAAATATATTGTACAATAAAACCTCGTTCCGTATTGGCGTATTTAAAATCAGAGACCTCTGCTCTTTTAGGATATTTTTTGATCCAATTACCCACAGATCCATCCTATTAGTAATTTACCATTAGAAGTATAGTTGCCTTGACGTTTGGCGTCTCCATCAATCATCGGATAATAAATCGTATTGACATCCATCCATGCCTTCGCAACCTCTCCACAATTAAGACCGTTGATCTTTAGTTTTGTCTCTTCGATCCCGCTTGTGCTGAGTAGAAGTATGATTAAATATTTCATTCCAATTTTGTTTATATTGTTCGGTGGCAACACGAGAACGTCCGTCCCATTTTCTACCTTTTTCCTTTTGTTTCTTTTCCGTCATAGTCGTATTGGTTATCTCCGTACGTATTGTTTCGGCCATTCCTAAAACTTTTTACGATGGTTCGGCCTTTCTTGTTAATATAAGTAATCCAACCCGTAAATTTAGGATACTTCATAAATAAACTTTTTAACATTTTTTTATAACTCATCGCTTTCAGTTCAGAATCAGGTTCTCCTGCTTCGTTGGTAATGGTATAAGTATATCTCATTAATGTTTAGTCTCCTTGGTTGGTATATAAGATTCAACTTCACTTTCCATGATCGTTCGAATCATGGCTTCGTACTCCTCATCAGCCAACGTTGTTTTATATAAACGCATGGCAATCGCAATATAGGTTGCGGCCACCATTTGAGTTGGAAATTGATTCATATACTCCATCGCATCTTCAAAGACACGATTATATATTTCTTGTAAATCTTTATCTTTAGGCGCCATTTTTAAAGCCAATAGTATTTTGAGTATTAAGTAGGTCATTTTCTTTGTACCATTTCATTTTATTATTCACGTAGTAGTCATGCTTTTTTGCTTTTACATAATCTCTTTGAGCATACGCTTTATCCCACGCTTTTCCTTTCTCGCTTTGTCTCCATCTCTTTCTTGCTTCTTTTTTACTTTTGCAGTCTGCGTAAATAGCCATTATATTTTATAGAACGAATACGTTAATGTAAGTTCTTCTCCTTTCTTGATTGGTTTAATACTAATTAAATTCCATTTACTAAAATTGTACATCGGTTGATGATCTTCTGTTGTAAAATTAAGTTTAACTTTTTCACAATTTGGTTTCTCACTATGATTAATGAATCCACCCAAAGGAGTACGAATTAAATTCTTTCCAAACTGAAGATGAGTCATACCAAAATTAGTTCCAGCAGGAATTGCTTGTTTGGCAAAGATTCCCATTCCTTCAATTGGACTACAAGAGATTTCTAATTCGTTAGGTAAAGGTTTATATTTTAATTGTGTGGACATTTTCTTTTTTTCCATTCTCTATATCCTTTCAGCCATTCTGCCGAATCTCTTTCCTTCCAACGTTTATCCCAGGCCCAGTTATGTATGCGTCCTGATTTAACTTCAATGAATCTTAAAATATTATCTCTTAAGTTCCTGAAAATGTAAAACGGTTTTATCATATATGTGTTTCTTTATATCCTTCTCGGTTGCCATAATCGTTAGCACATCAACACCATTATAGGCTTTGACGTATGTATTGTGTGATATAGCAATGGAACTACTTGATGCCAGTAGAGCAAACTCACTACACCCGCTTACGAAAATAAGTATTATAAATAAAGTTATCAACTTCACTTTGAGCATATTTTAATTCTCCTTCACTTTTACAAGTTTCGCATTGTACTATAGTTTCTTTATACAATCCATTCTGTTTTATATGTCCATTTCCCTTACAATCAGGGCATATTTCTTTATACATGTTTTTCCTCTCTTTTTCTTTTAGCAGCATAATAGGCGTTGCCGGTTAAATGTTTTTTTCTATATTTCTTTTGATAAGTATCATATTTAGTATGATCTCTTCTGTATCCTTTAGAATTATAAATAGGCATATCTATATTAAGAGCTATTTTGCTTCTCATCTTATCTTTTATATAAATAGGATTGCGATCGGCTAATTCACATATTAAATCAAAATGAAAATGATCGGTCATAAAGAAGTGTCTAGCTTGTTCTTTATCGTATTTTTCTACATGAGTAGAAAAACAATCATGAGCGGCTTGACTCAAGACTGCCACAAAAAGTCTTTTTTCTGGGGAATCATTTTTCCCGTCGTGTTCAATATGTCCTACGTAGCTGTTCCAACTATTTATTGATTTTCCCATTTGTTTTCTGTTTCTTTTTTCTTTCTATTTCCTTCTCGGCCAAATACTGAATAGTTTTTGATAAACTAATCGGTACATCAAATACTTCTTTACTCAGTGTTTGAATGTGACTATATGTTTCTTTAGTAAGTGTTACGTTTTTATATTTAGTTATGTCTGTCATAAATCTCCTTTGTATATAATGTGGGATAATATATAGAAATGTCAATAGGCTGTCAAGATGAAATATGTACTAATTTTATGGGTATGCTCCTTTATAGAGGGGAATGGGTGTTTACCACCTGTTGAATCGGAAAAGGTATTTGACACCTGGTATGAATGTTCCCGAGCCGCTCATAAAGAATCTATTAATCTTCTACAAAAAATGGGTTATGCCAATGTTAACAAATATAGAGTAGGAACAAAATATACTTGTAAACCAGTACAAATGCTTTGACAATAATGGCAACATTGTGTTATCGAATTGAATCACCTCTCTATTTCTCTCTGTCTGGAATTCTTTCGGACAGAGAGACTAACTCAAAGGGATATATGGAAAATGATTATTCAAACTGTGTAGTACACGAAGACGATATTGGCTTCGGCGGATAGTTATCTTCCCTGGCCTCTATTACGAGATCTGCGTGGAATTCTTTTTGAATAGGATTTAGCATGACGTCCCGGTCTTTTCCGTGGACGTTTTTTTATGTGCTTATAACCAAATTGTTTGCTAAGCTTCTTGCGGGCCATCGGTCCTCAATACCATTTTAGTATTAGGATCCCCTATGGGGATGTAAGAGATTACTCCGTTGACTTTCTGTTCTAGATCTGCCCCGCAGGTAACACATCTATAATGACATTTGGCTAAAGATACTAATACTCCGTCTTGAGAGCAGGTAGGACAAGTTCCATTGACTACTTCAGCTTGAAGAGTCAGTCTACCGCCAAAATTATCTTTGCCCCATTTATCATTCATCTTTAAATAGATTAGACCATTCAGAAGGTTCTATTTGACTGTTATCAAGATGGGGTTGTTTAATACCATCATCGACTTCTACTTGAATGTCTGTTGTCTCCTCTTCGTAGGGTACATGGCCAATAAAAAAAGATTCATCCTTCATTCTTTTTGGACCAGGTTTAGGTATGATGACTTCGTTTGTAATGTATCTTGGTTTAACCATAATTTACTCTACCATATTTTGAAGTTCTTTCAAAGGTTTGAGTTTCTTACGATTATATTTCTTTTTATTGCGGAGAATTCGTTGACGAAATAGTCGGAATCTTAGAAGTTGCGCGATGTAATTTCTCTTCTTGGGCATGATTCATAGTTCTAGCAAAACAACTAGCTAGTAAATAGCACAATATAAAAATATAAAGAGGACCTTTAAAATTTAATTGCAATTATTTTTATCTATATCCGCTGGTTTTTCACCATTAAATACCCAGAACCAAGAAGAGATTTTTGTTCCTTCTTGAGTATAAGTACATTTAGGCCCGATCGAACAGGCGCTTAATGCAAATAAAAGAGCTAGTACTAAATAAAATTTATTCATTATTGACATGCCTCACATTCATTGGTGTCATCTATTACCACACCTTCTGGTTCTTTGCAACGACAGTTCTCACAGTGACATACACCTTTAGAAGCTGAATGAGCCCCTGTATTACAGTGACAATCACAATTACAGTTTTTACATTTATCCATTTTTAGTTTCCTCAATTCCATAAAAGAATCTGTCTGAATCTTCGGTTCTCCACTTGGTAGTATCTTCAACAGTCCAATCATGTGTTTGTGTTTTCCAATCATATGGTATTTCATCTTTTACGGTAAAAGACGGAATGTTCCATATCAATCTATTGTTTGGCTGAGCCGCATAGTTGCCGTTTTTTAAGGCTAGTATGTGTGCGCATTTATGTTCATGCGGTATTTCGGAATGATCCGTATCAACTATATTACCTTCTGGATGGGCCCAGTCAACTGTGAAAAGATATGTTCCATGATGCCATTTCTTATCTTTTCCAAGGTATTTTCCTGATTGTCCTAAAAGGATATCAAAAGTAGTAATAGTAGGATAGTAACTAAAACTATTCCAAAGCTCCAACTCATCAAGTCGCATCCTAGGAACTTCTTTGACATCAAAGCCTCTTTGTATGAAGGCACTAATTGGTAAACGATAGAAGACAGCACCATTTTCCATAAGTGCGTGAAAGAGTAAAGCCCTCCCTGTAATCGATGCCATCCCAAAGATGAGACAGTCTTCAGCTTCTCCCACATGTCCGGTAAGGTCATATAAATATTCTCTTCTTACCTGCGCATAGGTTGCAGGTATATTTACGTTTAAGTAAGCCATTCAACATAAAGTCCTAAAATGTTTGGTTATTAAAATGCTGCTATAATTAATATAACAAAAACTATGCCAACTCCGATCACAATTTTTCTATGATCTTGCCATATGTGTTTAAGTGTTTCCATGTTTCCTCCTAATGTATTTCTCCCCAGTTTTTACCTGATTCATAGTCTACCTTATTAGGTATATCAAGTTCAACTGCTGATTCCATTACTTCAACAATGTGTTTCGCTTGTGTATCACTTTCTACAGAAATGTCCAGTTCATCATGTATCTGAATATGAGGGATAATTCCTTCTTTATAGAGTTCCAGCATGCATTTTTTAGTCATATCTGCGGCTGAACCTTGAATTAATTTATTTAATGCTTTGTATGTAAATGCTCTTTTAATACCAGGTCCATGTTCAAGTATAGCTTGTTCATGAGGTAATGCTTTATGAATTCCAAAATAATTTGGTTCCCATAAATGGAAGCGACAAAGACGACCTAGCAACGTACGGATTTGTCCTCGTTGTTGTGCTCTCTGCGAAACAGCATTCATTAATTGTTTAACGAAGGGCACACGTGAGTGATAGGTTGCAAATAGTTCGTCTGCTTTTTCTTTACTCACTCCGAGTTCAGCTTGAAGTTTGGCTTTACCCATTCCATAAAATAATCCTAAGTTAATTGTCTTGGCTTGAGTTCTAGGAATTTGTGCCATCTGTGCAACAATATCATGGAAGTCAGCGTTGCCTTCTTTATAAGCGTCCACTACTGTGAAAGCTGAAGGCAACTGCTGAAGAGATGCATAATGTACAACCAACCTTGGTTCTTGTTGATTATAATCAAAGCATCCCCACACGCACTTCTCTTCGGGAATGAAAAGGGATCTAATCATTGGTCCGAGATCTTTATTACGTGCGGGAATCTGTTGTAAATTTGGGTTGGAATATGAAAATCGTCCGGTAACTGTACCACCCTGATCTGATCTTATTTGATTAATATCAGCATGTATTCTTCCTTTATGTTCATGCTTAATGATGGTATCTATAAAAGTTGTATGAGCTTTATTAATTTCTCTAGCTTTGGCTATTTTCTTTACCAAAGGATGTTTATGAGAAGAAAGGAAATTTTTAGTAAATGAAGGAGCTTGTGTTTTTGCGGTTCGTTCGTAAGGTAATTTTAGTTTGTCAAAAACTGTGGCAATCGATCTTGCTGCCCATATTTGAGCATCTATTTGTGTTTCTTTTTTTATTTCTAATAATAATTGTTTTTCTTCTTCAAGTAATTTTCTTTTCAGCTTGTGCGCATTTTCCACATCGACGCGAACGCCTTTAAATTTCATCTCAACTAAACAAGGAAAGAGATCAGACTCTAATTCAAAAATAGATTCTAGATCCTGGTTGCTTAATTCTTGTCTCAATTTTTTCCATAGTTCGTAAGTGACTTCAGCATCTCGTTCCGCATAACTGCCTACATACATCGCTGGCAACTTCCACATGTCTGCTTTAGGATCAATTCCCCATTCTTTGGCTCCAGCCACTAACGCGGCTTCATCTTTTCCATAGCCAATATATTCTCTTCCTAAACTATTTAAATCATAACGCATTCTATTTTCATTTATTAAAGAAGCTGCGATCATGGTATCTACGATGGGTCCATTTATTTTTATTCCCATGGCACGAATCCAGCACACATCGTACATTGCATTATGAAAAATTTTAATGGCAGCAGATTCACAAATCTCTCTAAACCATTGAATTACTTTAGTTTTTTCAAGGTTGCCTCCTCCTTCATGATCGAAAGGAAAGTAACCTTGGTATCCTTCTGTTGCTACGGCAACGCCTACAACTTTTCCATTTCCTATCACTGAACCTGATCCTCTAGTTTTTAAATCTGGATCCGAAGTTTCTAAATCAATTGCAATTTGTTGACGTGAACTTAAATCAGGAAATTCTTCTGGTTTAACCCATTCAGTCTGAGGTTTGAATAAAGGAATCTGCATTATTTTTTCTCGGCCTCCTCTTTTGTGATGCCGGCATTTCTATATTCTTCTTCTTCCGTCATCGGAGTCATATCAGGATTTTTATTTAAAATAAAACCGTGAGGTAAAGGCAAACATTTATCGCTGTAATCTCTTTCAATAATCATATCTATATAATGTTTTGCTTTTTCTAGATCTTGCACTTCTCCTTTATGTTTGTGTCTGCAGATATATTTAATAGCATTCCCTTCTGCAAAAGGCAAATTATTTTCATTTATAAATTGAGCGGGCTGAATTTTCATGTCCTTGTAGTGGGATCCACCAATTTGTTTTTTATAGGGATTCTTCATAATTTAAATTCCTTACTTCGATCCTTACATCGAATTAAAAATAAATTTTGGCTGCATCGTGTAAGACCGACGTACCATACTCGTTGTTCTTCATCTTGTTTCATTTTAGTTTTCGTTGCTCCTTTGATTGTGTTATTGGTTTGATTTTGAAGAATGACTACATTGGTAGCTTCTCCTCCTTTTGAACTATGGAGAGTAAGAACTTTAACTCTAGGTTTAAGACGTAAGTCTTCTCCATTGCTTCGCATGGCTCTGATATAAGTTTTAGTGCTAGGGGTTACGGCAGTAAAGGCATCATACCATTGAAGATTAGAATCTAATTCATATTCTTTTTGTAAATCCATTAATTTAAATAGTTTGTCTTCTGTTTCTTTAAACTTTTTGTTAAATCTTTCTAATAATCTTTGAACTTCAATAGTGTTAAGTTCACTTCCTTTTTTCCATCCCTCCCAATTTAAAATATCTTTGTAAAGAGATTCATTTATACTGCGTCCATCTTTACTTTCAAAGTAGACACCTCTTTTTCTCAAGTCTTTAAAAATCGGTTTTAGTAAATCATTTGTTCGAGCTAAAATATACCAATCTCCTTTCGAGAGATTAATAGGTGTTAGTGAAAAATATGTTTTTATATGTCCATCCTCTTCTTTTGGCGTATTCCAAGGCTTTTCGAGCCTTCCTAATAAAATATTATCCAGACGATCTAATGCTCTCGCGTGAATTTTTCTAGGAACTCTTCTAGATTGTTTAAGAGGAATTTCAATGGCATCAAAGTTAATAAAAGAATCTACGTCTGCTCCAGCCCATCCAAAAATTGCTTGGTCATCGTCTCCTGCTAGGTAAGTATCATTACTATATTGCTGTAAAGCTTTGATCATTCTCCATTGTAGAAGAGAAAGATCTTGGGCTTCATCAATAAAAATAACTTCAAATTGAGGAACTTTAGCATCGGGTAATTGAATGGCATTTATAAATTTTTCTATCATGTCATTGTAATCAATAAGAGAATAAATGTTTTTATAGTCATCAATATGTTTAGCTACGACTTGAAGTTTATCTCTTTCAATTTTTCCTAGGTGTTCATTACGATCTAGTTGATCTAAAACGGAAATATTTCTTACCTTGGCTAAGTTAATAAGACTTAAGTATTCACTGTTAGAAGTAAAAATTCCATTGAAATCATTTTTTTCGTAAGTGGCGTACTTAACTCTTAATCCACATTCTTCACCGATAGCTTTATAATGCTCTTCTTGCATTACATTTTCCTCTTGAAGTCCTAGATATTTAAAAGCAAAAGAATGCAACGTTCTAAAATGTTTAACATCTTTTTTATTTAATTCGGGAAAAGCTTCTAGAAACCTGTCTCTTGCTTCGTAAGCTGCTTTCCGGGTGAAAGCAAAATAACCTATACGATCTAAAGGAATTCCTTTAGTCTTGTACTCTATGACTTTTTTTAATAGAGTTTCAGTCTTACCGGTTCCTGGCGGACCTAATACTTTATAATTCATTAATAATTAGGCTCCTTTCTTTTTGGTTTTTTATATTCTATTTGATCAACTTTCATTTGTTTTAATTTAACCACCTTATGAGTTTTGTTATCTATGTTATAAGAGTGATCAAACTCTGCTCCTAATTCTTCTTTCATGACCAGACCTGTGTCTCTCGAATCCATTTTCCATTTGACAGGTAAAGTTTCAAAGAAAGATGGGAAAAGAAAGTAATGAAATCCTCCTTCGCTCCAACATAAACCACCTTTAATATCACTTCGTGTTTTAGCTTGCGCTGAATTAACACAGAATTCATAAAGATGTTGATAGAGTTGATCTTTAATTTCTGTACCTGGAGCCGGATAAACTCGTGTAACATTTTTCATTACTAAATTTAAAAAAGCTCGGTATTGTTTAGGAGGAAGAGGGTCGGGATAAAATCCTGCTTGTAACCAAATTAAATCTAAAAGTTTCTTTTGAGTTGTAAAAATATCAGGATTGGATGCTTCACATTCTTCCGGTTTACCATCTGGTTTTTCCACAGTAAAACGAAGTTTAGGTGTGGTACTTAAAATAACTTGGAGTCCAGAGATTAGAGGAAAAGTAGAAGTGGTGTCCGATTTAATTCCAAAAGGTCTTTTAACACAAACATGTTTCATACATACTTTTGAAATAACTTCATCATTACATGTATGATTAGCGGTATCTTTAGTCCAATATTTTATTTTATCATTAATTTTCTTGAGAGGCCAAGGAACTGCAAAATATTTATTAGCTTCGTTAACTTTGTCTGGCCAATCTTCTCCATATTTTTTCTTAGCAAAGACCATGTAGTTATACATAAAACGATCTCTACCATCTCCAATTTTGGTTTTAGAAAGTCTTTGTAAACATGGTGGACCATCTTCAAATTCTGGATCTCCACCTAATAAAATTTCTGTTTCAACTCTAGAGATAAGTTGTTCTAATTCTTCCGGCATTAGACGTGAATCCATACCTGCTTTAAGAAATTGTTCTAGGGAAAGAGCAATATTATTTTTGTCTAAGCCGTAACGTTTGGTATTTTTATGATCAAAGTAAGGAAGGTTAATAAAATTTCCGGATAAGTTTCCATGGTCGTCTGGTTCAAGTTCAATTTGTTTTGGATAAATTTCTGTAGTTCTTTCTAGTTCAAGGGGTAATAGTAAAGAGGCCAGAGAATCTCGCATCGTTTGAGCATCGACTGGTTCTTTTAAAAATAAATAGATATGAAGACCGCCACTTTTAGATCTACATGGAACTAAGGGTAATTTATATTTCTCTATATAAGAGAGAAGAAGAACTATATTAAAATCTTGATAATTTTCAGGATCAACGTCGATACATCCAAAATAAGCTTTACCTTCTTTGGTGCAAGGTTGAATTCCGATTGATATTTTTCCGTCTAAATGTTTTTGGTAATGAGTAGATTGAATAGGTTGTTTAGACCAGATGTATTCTGGTTTAATCTTATTTCTTTCTTTATCAAATTCTACTTTGGCGTGTAGTTTTATTTGCCCAAAGTTTTCTTTGAGTCCAGTAAATAGCTTTATAAAATCATCTATCATAATCCCTTTCAAGAGGGCGGGTTAAGTCTCCCGCTCCCGCCCTGTTTTAATTGCAACAGCAACTAAACCTAGAAGTTTGTGTCGTCTTTCTCAGCAGCTTTACCTTGTCCACCTTTTATTGAAGTGTGGAAAGATTTAGCTTGTTGATACAGATCTACATTATCTACTTTTCTTAAAAGTTTTACGTTGTAACCGTACCAAGTAAAATTACCTGTTACTTCTGTTGAACGTAATTGATAGATGTGACTAAAAGATGGCGGATTAAAGGTTCCATTTTTACCTTTTTCACTGATGCTTTTCATCATTGAATTCCACCCTCGACTAACTTTGAGTTGAGTAGACTTCATCGCTACTAACGCTTTATCAATTCCAGTTTCCGTAAGAATAATAATGAAATGATTAGCTGTTTTAATAATGATGTTTCCATTTGAGAGAACATCTTTACCCGATGCATCTTTCTTTGTTTGAGAAAGAACATCAGCTCCTCTATCCGGGGATACAGGAC